GTGAAAGCCGCCGGGTCACGCGGGGGACCAGTTTCATCCAGGCCCGCGCCCAGGCACTGTCATCGCGGGTCAGCGCCGCAATGATCTGGTGCTCCATCATGTCGAGCGTCAGTTCCATCCCCTCATCTGTATGCGGAATAGCGATGGTGATCTGGCCGCCCTGGCCGTCGCGGGCTGGCACCTCGACCCGCGCGGCGATGGCAAGTTCTATAACCAAGTCACAGCGCTGCGCGTCCCCAGAAAGATCGCGACCGATGATGTCTGCCTCGTGTTCATCCGTAGTCAGCACCAGAAGTGGCTGGCGGTTTTCGGCGATGGTCTGATCGATTGGATCCACCGCGCTGTCGAACACACGGGCACCTGCCAAGGTGCGGTCCCTCAGCGCACGAGCCGCGGCAAGCCGCATGACAAGGCGTGACAGGCTCATGCGATTTCATCCTCTTGGACAAGGATCAGGGTCAAGTCGCCCAGATTCGAGGTGGTGACCCTTGAAATCGCATAGCTCGGCTGCCCGCTGCGTGCCGTCAGGACCACCACATCGCCGGTGATCGGCAGCCAGGGTAGCTGATCGATCTGTGGCTTGGCGATCCAGAACTCGGCAGCGGCGGTCGACAGCTTGGTCGTGCCCGACATTTGCCCACCACGCGCTTGGCCGCGCAGGTCATCCTGCGCAGGGCCAGCTGAGAAGATGCCATAGGTTATTGTCTCGGGGCGGTCTGGATCGGCGGTGCGTTCCGCGTATTGCTTGGACACACGCGGGCGCAGAAGGGCCGGTTCGGCGAAAACTACCTTGACTGCATCGCTGGCATACGCATCCAAGTCATTGAAAAGAGACATGATATCACCGCCACAAGGAAATGAAGATGGAAGACACGTCCATCAGAACCGCCGAGGAGCATCGACAGGCCCTTCAGCAGATCGAACGACTATGGCACGTCCCCCCCCCGGTTCACCCGACGAAGTCAGACTTGAAAAATTGGTGGCCGCGGTGGAAGTTTATGAAGCGCGGAGCTTCAGCGGATGGGACGATAAGCAGACCCAAGGCTGACAGCCGCCGTCAGACCCTACTGGTTCGGCAGACCCCGAGTTTAAAGCCAAGGGCGCTGACTACCGTCAGTACCAGTGAAAATGGCGGATCATTCCCATCACGAAATGCCTCAAGCAACGCAGTAGGCTCTATGCCAACTTGCGCGGCTATGCCTTCGGGGCCGCGTGCTCGGATTACGTCACCGATGGCGCCAATGATCACCAGAGCGTCACCATCATCGAAAGCAGCTTCCAAATACGCGTCCTGCTCGACACGCGTCTGAAGATGTTCCTGAATATCCCAGTCCGTGATTTCGTGAGGCATATTGCTGCTTTCTTTGATGCGGCCGGCATAACGTTGCTCTGGATGTCATTCCAACGCAACGCCTCTTCCGGCCCTGCTCGATTACGTCCGCTTGCCCGGGATCAACACCCGCGGCCGCGTGCAGTAATGCAGGGCGTTCATCTGGAATTCGAGATTCACGCCCTTGCCATTCTGCATCTCCCACTGCTTGCCGTAGAGGCGCTGACCCGGCGTGTTCACCGTCTCGATATAGTCGGCCGGTGCGTACACCGTGCGGAAGAGCCCTGGCACGCCCGAGGGTACAAGATGGCACTTGTCGGTGTCGATACCGACATTATGACCCCCGCGATAGTTCATCCAGGTGATGCCGCCGAACTCGAAGGCGCCGTAGATGCCGGAATTGCCCGAGTTGATATAGGCGTTCCGGAGCGAAGCGGCGTCGGCATAGCCCTTGTAGGTCTCACGCACTTCCGGATGGGCGATCAGATCGTCGAAGAAGGCGTCGCCGCAGAGCGCCATGATGCCTGTGTAAGGCAGCCCGTCCAGAATGCCCGCCATCTGGCGGATGACGCCTGCGCATTTCTTGCGGAGCGCGCCGTCGGCGGCGCTGGCATTGTCGAGGTCAAAATCGACCACCGCCTGCTGGCTTTCGCCGAATTCGGTGAAGTAATCGAACAGTACAGAGCCATCGGCATCAAGCAGCTGGCCCGTCTTGAGGATATTCAGCCGGTGATATTCCTCGGTCAATGCAAAGAACTGGCTCGCTTCCGCCGCGCGATCCGCGATCTTCTGCTGCAACCGCTCGACGGCTACCTCCTGACCAAATGCACGAACCTGCTGCACCTCATCGGCGTAGATCGCGTCATCGACCTGGAAATGCGGCACTTTCAGCATACGCACGGCGCGCTTCGATTTGTCGAAGGTCTGGCCCGGGCCTCCGCGCGGACTCGCGGAGACCAGCATCCTGTTCTGCTCCTTGTCCTTCTCGATCGCGATATCGAGCGTATCGATGCTGGTGGTCTGGAACAGCCCCATCTGCCCAATCCGGGACGGGGTGTATTTGATCTCACGAAGCGCGTCCGTGAGGCGCATGACGCTGAAGGCGTCCTGACTGAAGATGTTGAGGATCGACATGGGAGGTCCTTCTATTGCGTCGGCGCGCCAGCGACTGGCCACGCGAGATCACCCCGCCGCCCGAGAGCACAGGAGATCAGATTTCAAAATGTGAGGGTTGGGTGCAGGTGGCAGTGGTTACCGCACGATAATCCCAACAGCCGCCAAGTCAGCTTGGGCGGCTGCCTTTTCAGCCGCTTGATCGCGGTCAGGATGGTAGTTCAGGATCTTTCCGTTAACCTCGGCATCCCGTGTGACGGCGGCAATGCCAACATCACTGGCAGTGGCATCGCAGCCATAGAGCGCGATGGCCACGGCGGTCTGACTGCCATCGGTCGCGCCTACGGCGCTCGCCAGATATTTGCCGCTGGCGGTGATTTTGCCGAGCACAGCGCCCGGTGCGATAATGCCCGCGCCGCTTGCGATGGTGATGTTTTCCCGAGAACGCTGGCCATTGGCCTCGGTCATCAGGAATTCGCCGGGATGCCGGCCTTCGATGAGAACAGTCATGGACGGTCTCTCCTATTCAGCTGAAGCGCGCATTGGCTTGGGTGATGGCTTTTGCCCACCCAGCCGCGTTGCGTTCAGATCGGTTGCGATGATCGGCCGGGGTTTCGGCCCCGAGTTCAGCCTCTTGGGCGGCTCGGTCGGCGATGGAGGCGGAGATGTTTGCCTTCGGTGAGGCCGCAAGCACCTTGGACGCGTCTACTGCCGTCATTTCGGTCTCAAGCGCCAGCACCAAGGCCTGTGCCTCGCGGCCTTCCGTTTCGGGCGCGGTCAGAATGGATTTGATCCGCGCTGTGGCCTCAGCCTTACCGGCAATAACACCAGCGGCATGGGCTTCCGTCCGGGCCGCATCGACAGCCCCCTGCAGATCAGCCGGGCTGATGGCAGACACATCGCCCTGCCGCGCCTCACTTTGGGTGGTTTTGGTCATAGGTCCTCCATTTCTCTGGGGGCTTGCCCCGGAGGGCGGTTGCGAGAGCGCGGCGATCACCTCATCAAGGCTTGCCATGCGATCGGCGAGGCCCTGGGCGATGGCATCGGCGCCAAGATAGGTGCGGGCTTCTGTCGCCCGGATCGTCTCGGCACTGACCCGGCCCGCGCGGCCCTCGGCCACGAGGCCGACGAACTGATCGTAAATTTTCATCACCTCGGCCTGCAGGTCGGCGCGGACGGCGTCTGACAGCGGCCCAAACGGGTGGCCGTCGACCTTATGCGCGCCTGCGTGAATGAGCGTCGGCTTTACACCCCGATCCTCGAGCTCGCCCGAGCGATCGAGGTGGGTCAGCACAACGCCGATCGAGCCGACCATCGAGGTGGGCGAAACGATGATTTTCGATGCTGCGCTCGCAATGCCGTAGGCAGCGGATGCCGCCACATCGTTCACGAACGCGACGACTGGCTTGGTCTTATTGACCGCGCTCACCAGCTTGGCCGCGGCGAACATGCCCGTCGCCTCGCCACCCGGACTGTCGATATCCAAGAGCACCGCTCGCACATCCGGGTCGGCTTCCGCCTCGCGCAGCTGCGCGGCAATCCCCTCATAGGACACGAGACCCGAACTGGCCCCGATCCAGGCGCCGCGGTTCACCAAGCTGCCCACAATCGGCAGGATGGCGACCCCGTTTTCCACGCGCATAGACCCGACACCGCCATTGTCGCGCCGATATGTGCCAACGAACCGGTTGGTCTCGGGCGTGACCGTTTGCAGCGGCTCAATGCCAATCCGTCCTTGCAGCACATGCAAGATCAGATCAGCCTTGTCCGGGTGCAAAAGCAGTGGTCGGTTCAGAACACGGCCCGCAATCTGCGCCAGGGACGGTCCTGCTTCCGCGACGGCCGTCTGTTTGATATCGGGCGGTTCCGTCACCTCACCCCTCCTGTTCCAAGCGCAAAGCGCCGGGGGCCACGCCCTTGGTGTTGTGCGCATTGCTCTTCAAAACCGCGAATGACCGCCAAAAGCCGATCAGGATGCGCCCTATGATAGGTGACGGAGCGTTCCACGCCGTTTGATCCGGCCCGAAAGCGCACCTCCATGGCGCCTTCGCCAGCGACAAGCCGGACATAGACCTGGCGAAGGCTGGCAGCGGCGGCGCAGGGATCGGCCTCATCAATGCTGATCGTCATGCCTCGGCCTCATCGCCTGTGTCGTCCTGTCCATCTGTGGCCGCATTCGGGCCACCACCCTGCGCGCCCATCATCTGCGGCTCGGGCAGCCCGTATTCGGCCCGCAGCGCCTGCTCCTGCGCCAATTGCTGGTAAACATCATCCATATCTGCCCCTAGATCGGTGCAGATCATCGCATCCGACATGACGCCGAGCCGTTTCCACACCTCGTGCGCCTTAGCCTTCTTCAGATCATCGGCTTGGGGACGTGGGTCGCCCCGCCATTCCGCTCGACAGGCAGCTGTCCGGTTTGCCAGGAACCCTGCAATGCCGCCCGGGAACGGCAGGCTGCCCGCCTCGATCTCTTCCTCTAGCCAGGCCTCGTAGATCGGCTGGCAAAATGGCGCCATGATGTTGCGCCGCCGCGCCTTGGTGATGGCGAAGATCTCTGTCGTTGCCGCCTGCAGCGAGGAATAGGTCGCGCCCACATTGTCGCCCGTGGCGCTTTCATAGGTGAGCCCAAGGCAGCGGGCGAGTTCACGCAGCAGGTGCATCGAGAAAGCGGCGTAATCCGAGGACGGATGGTTGCTCGTGTGGAACTTCAGCTCTTGGCCTGGAAAGAGGTGGGATAAGCGGCCATTTATGCCAACGTCGAGCGTACTGCCGTCATAATAGCCCGCAATCATCTCGATATAGGCCTCCATCGGCGAGATACCTTGCGCCAACATCTGAGCCTGTTCCTGTGGCGTCAGCAGGCCCTGCAGCACCTGCTCGGTTGGCTCGTCCGAGGTAATCGTCACCGCAAATAAGGTTTGAACGATCGCGGCCATCAGCGTGGCATCGGCCAGTTGATCGAATTGCCGCGCGACCTGCAGCGCCGGTGTCATCGGCGAGATGCCCCGGTGCGTGCCGGGCAGACCATCGAACACGTGGATCACTCGCGGGCGGCCCATGCCGTCCCGCGCCCGCACGTCGTATTCCTCGTCGGAACCCCACTGGT